TGACAAGGCTTGGAAATACAGTAGACTTCTCAGTATGAAGAGAATCATGCTGGCTCTTATTGCTTGCCTTTTAACGGCATACATCTACAGCCCATCAATAGTTGAAATAATGAAGCTGAGGTTTTTTGACTACGTTATTGAGGTGGAGAAACCTACAGGAAATATTGTTCTTTTAAACCTAACTGAAGATGACATTCAAAGGGAGGGTGGCTGGCCTTTCCCTAGAGAGCGTCTGGCTGAAATTCATGTTGATCTGCTAAACGCTGGTGCGGCCTCCGTATCTTGGGTGGTGGTGTTTAGTGAGGATGACAGGTTTGGAGGGGATGAGGTGTTTGCAGAAGCCTTATCTTACGCCCCAAGCGTTATCGCTATGTTTGAAACCGATGGATTTAAGGAGGTTCCAAAAACTGAGGGAACTGTAATTCTAGGTGATGATATTGGCGGGGTTATGGCTAAGGGGGTGACGCAGAACATACAGCCTTTGCGCGATGTTTCGTTGCAGGGGGTAGTAGGCGCAACCCTAGAAGCTGATCTTTTGTTGCGTAGAATGCCTCTTTTAATGCGTAGTCCAGAGGGGTGGATGGCTAGTTTTGGCACTCAACTACTAAAGGCGGTTACTGGAACAAGCACTTACGTCATTAAAACAAACGCCAATGGCATCCAAGAGGTAAGGGTCAAACAGCTAAACCCTATTCCAACAGACAGCGATGGGCGCGTATGGGTTAACTGGGTTGCTACTGAATCAACATCATTGCAAGAAATGAATGTTTCAGGAAAGATGGTTGTTATTGGAACTACGGCTAAAGGAATACTCCCCGCAATAGCCACCCCCAAAGGATTGCTTTACCCCCACCAGATACAAGCGGCATTGGCCGAGACAATTATTCACGCATCTAACAAGAAGATGCCTATGGTTCCACAGGAGTCTATGCTGTATGAAGCGGCAATTATCGTCGCTGGGGCGCTACTGGTGTTTCTGTCAATAAACTATTTAGGGGTGTACCTTGGGGCTTTGCTCTCTTTTGCAGTTATGGCGTCTACTATGGGTTTTGGGTTCTACTTAATTCGTTCTGGAATGCTGATAGATGTTACTTGGGCAACCGTCTCTGAATTTGTTGTGGCTCTATTTGCCTTTTATGTAAACTACAGAGAGCAATACAAGCTAAAAGAACAGATTAAGAAACAGTTTGAGCATTATTTAGACCCAAGGCAGGTTAAGAAACTCCAAGAAAACCCCGAATTACTCAAGTTAGGGGGTGAAAAACGGTACTGTACGTTCCTGTTTACAGATGTTCGCGGGTTCACGGCTCTGTCAGAGAGTGTAACGCCTGAAGAAGTGGCTTATATAATGAATAAAGCCCTTACAGCCCAGCAATCAGCGGTTGCTCAATGTCATGGAATGGTAGACAAGTACATTGGTGATGCAATGATGGCCATATTCGGTGCGCCCTTAGACCTAGAAAACCATGAAGATTGGGCTATAGAATGCGCCATCCAAATAGAGAAGAATATGGAGGAGCTTAATATTGAGTTTAAATCAAGAGGGTTGCCGCCCATTAAGATCGGCATTGGAATTAACAGCGGTGATGCAATTATAGGTAACATGGGTTCAGACCAGCGCTTTGATTATACGGCTATAGGTGACGCGGTTAATGTAGCGGCTAGGCTGGAGTCTGGAACTAAAGCGGCTGGGGTTGATGTTCTTATAGGGCATAAGACTGCCAAAAACTCTAAATGTAAGTTACAATCTCTCCCATCAATAGAAGCCAAAGGCAAATCCGAAAAGGTTGAGGTGTTTACCCTTGAAAAAAAGTGAAGTGGATAGGATTGCGGCTCACGAAGAGCTTTGTCTAATACGGTATAACAATATAGAAAAAAGGCTTGAAGAGGGCGCGTCAAGGTTTGATAGGCTTGAAAATATGATGTGGGGAGTCTACCCCTTTATACTCGTCTGTCTTGCCGTGGCGAAGTTTGGTTGATACTATAAACATTCATACCCCAGTAGGGGATAACTAAAGCAGAGGCTAATATGAGCAAATTAGAAGAGAAAGCGACAATGACGGATTCAATGGTAATGGAAAAGAACGGTGAGAAAACAGGCGTTCAAGAGAAGGCTGAGACTTTCACTTACGCAGACTATGATAATGGCGTCTCAAAAGAATGGCTTGTTAATGCGCTTAGTCCTGATGCGGTTCTAATTATTAACCACGTTCAGAATCTACAAAATAAACTGACTCAGCTACAGCTTGACGCAAACGATGTAAATTCAGCTATCCAAGCAAACAAGCAAAAATTAACCGACCTTTTGCCAAGCGATGATTTAGCAGTAATCACAGAGCTTGAGAAGGATGTAACCGAACACTAAAAGAGGCCGATCATGGCTGGACTTACGGTAAGCGCACAACCAACTACAGAGCCTCTATCTGAGGGTGAGATAAGGGCTTACTGTAGGGTTCAGGATGACACTGATCTTGATATTCTCCTTATGATGGGCAAGGCCGCTCGTCAATTTTGCGAAGAGTTCACGAACAGGGCTATGTTGCTCCAAACCATGCATCTTTTCTTAGATGCTAATGAGGATATGGAAACACCTCTATGGGAAGGTATGCGTACAGGTCCATTTTTAAACTACTACAAGAACTATGTAACACTCGCAAGGGGTCCAGTACATTCTGTTGTCAGCGTTCAAACCTTTAACGACTCAGATGTAGCCACTACAATGGCCGCATCCAAGTATTTCGTGGATAACGCAAGAGAGCCAGCAAGAATTACCTTGAGAACTGGGGAAACCTTCCCCACAGCTTTGAGGGTGGCTAACTCTATAAAAATTATTTACAAGGTTGGATACTCAAGCGTGTCTCTAGTTCCAGAGCCTTTGAAGCTAGGAATGTTGATGCATATTGCATATATGTATGACCAGCGCGGTGACATGAAAGATTACCAGCAAACTCTAGCTATGCCTCCTATGATACAGAAGCTATACGCTCCGTATGTCATTCATGGGGGCATGGGTAGCTCTGTATTAATGGCCACAGGGTAATGGCCGTCTCTAGCGCATCCGTAGGCGCAATGAACAAAAGAATTACAATCCAAAAGGTTGCAAGCACAACTGATGCGGGTGGAGGCCGTGGGGTAACGTGGTCTACATACAACACAGTTAACGCGCATGTACAGCAACAATCAGCGTCCAGCAAGTATACGCAAGGGGTTGTTGATGAAAAGGGCGTATACATCTTTACGGTACGTTATATCGCTGGCGTAACTTCTGACCAAAGAATCAGCTACAACACCAAAATATTTAATATCACATCGGTAATAAATCCTGACGAAAGAAACAAGTACCTTGTCATTAAGGGTATGGAAGGGGTTGCGGTATGAGCTTTGTTATTGTTGATGAAAAAAAGTTTATAGCGAAGCTAACTAAAAGACTTAAGCATGCGCCTTTAGCTCACGCCAAAAGAGCGGTGCAACTCTCTGCGGATGTAGTTAGAAATAATGCTATTAATTCTATTGCTAGAGGTTCAAAGAGTGGAAGCACAGTTAGGAAATCCAACCCTAGTCGAACCCATACTCAGTCGGCAACTGGCCAAGCTCCCGCAACGGATACAGGCTTTTTAATATCTCAAATTAGCGCCTCATCTTATATAGAGGGAAGTACGGCTATAGGGGAGGTTACATCAGCCGCGCCTTACTCAAAGTTTTTAGAGTACGGAACTACATCTATGGGGAAAAGGCCGTTCATGGCACCAGCGTTAAAGAGGAGCGCCAAAGATATAAAGAAAATATTTATAAGAGAGGGCTTGATAAGGCTTAAAGGAGAGACTAAATGAGCATAAATCAATTTGCATTGCAGACAGCAATTTTCTCCCGCCTATCTACGGATAACAATCTTACGGCTGTTTTAGGCGCTAAAGTTTTTGACGATATACCAGAAAACACCTCCTACCCTTACGTCCAGTTAGGTGAAGATACCGCAATAGATTACAGCACTAAAGATTCAACAGGCTCAGAGGTTTCTGTAAACCTAGATGTTTGGAGTAGATATAGGGGTAGTTTGGAGGCAAAAAATATAATGGACAGGATACACACACTGTTGCATGATAGCAGTCTGTCCGTCACTGGATCAAACTTCATTAATATGCGTTTTGAATTCAGTGATATAATCAGAGACCCAGATGGGATTACGAGGCATGGAGTAATGAGATTTCGTGCAATTATGCTAGGTTAATATAATCAACGAAGTTGATAGGAGAATTTAGATGGCGGCACAAAAAGGTTTAGACTTATTACTAAAAATTAATACTACCGGCTCGACGTTCGTTACGGTTGGCGGCTTGCGATCCACATCAATTACCATGAACGAAGAATCCGTAGATGCTACAAGTAAAGACTCGCTAGGCAGTAGAACATTGATTGCTGGTGGTGGGGTGCAAAGCGTTTCTATATCTGGTTCAGGTATCTTCACTGATAGCGTTACAGAACAATTGGTTCGTACAACTTTTGCGGCACAGGCGAATACCTCAAACGGTGCGACTGCACAAACAGCGGTATTTAAGAATTTTCAGGTTATTGTCCCTGATCTTGGCACTTTTACAGGCGCATTCCAGATTACTTCCTTAGAGTATGGTGGTGAATATAATGGTGAAGCAACTTACTCAATATCGCTAGAGTCTGCGGCATTTGTTACGTTTGCATAATAACGGAGGTGATTAATGTCTGTAGTTAGCGCAAAAATAACAATAGGCTCTGATAAATTTGATGGGATGATTTATGGAAATAAAGTTATATGTCCATGTCCTAAAGATTTTGAAGCAGTAAGCGAGATTACTATAAATGGCAAGAAGCGCGATGTTGTGGATTGCCAGCTTGACTCCAGAGATGGTGTCTTACATTTAACTGTTGCAATGGCAACTACAAAGAAGGGAAAGTCAGATGACAAATCCGTTGAAGGGTCAGATATTAGTTAATCTTGGTGGTAAGGATTACACTTGCCGCCTAACTGTAGATGCCATTATCAAGATTGAAACAGAGCTTGATAAAGGCATTTTGGCGATTACTCAAAAGCTATCAGAAGCAGATGTTCGCATTGGTGATCTTGCTGTTGTTTTATTGCATTCGCTTAGAAGTGGCGGCAATGATTTAAACATGGATGATGTTAAAAAGATCATCCAGAACACAGGCATCGTAAGCACTTGCACCGCAGTAGCTCAACTCTTGGTTCAGTCTTTGAGTGACCCTAACGCTAGTGACGAGACAGATGCAAAAAAGGATACGGTGACAAGCTAGAGGCTATTAAGTGGAGGCGTTTCTACGAGATATGCGTCGGTATGGTTGGAGTACAGCCTAGCGAGTTTTGGAATATGTCACCTATTGAAGTTTACGCAACGCTTGCTGGGTTTAAAGAGTTTAACACCACTCCAGATGAGAATAGTGGACCTTTAGATCGGGATAGCCTTGAACAGCTAATGGAGTTATATCCCGACTAATGGCTACTAATATTGATGAACTTGTTATACGAATTAAGGCTGATACCAAACAGCTTAATGCCGCCCTTGACAAGATAAAAAAGAAATCTAAAGATACTGGAAACTCTGGTAAAAAAGGGTTTGCTGGACTTACCGCGCAACTAGGAAAGTTAAAGGGTGTCGCTAAGTTAGCGGGAGCCGCCATTGTCGGGATTGGTGCCGCTATAATTCCTATCGCAAAGGTAGGGATGGCGTTTGAAGATTTACAAATATCTTTGAATACGGTTTTTGGAGGCATTCGTGGCGGTCAAGATGCGTTTGAATCAGTTATTGATTTTGCAAAAACAACTCCCTTTCAAATTGAAGATGTTACCAAGGCATTCATCAGGTTAAAATCTGCTGGCCTTGAGCCTGACATTGAAATGCTCAAAACCTTTGGTGATGCGGCCTCTATTGCTGGAAACGCAACTGAGGCTTTTGCTTCACTTGTAAAGATAGCATCTAAAGCTACAGGTGGTGGTCTAGGTCTTGAGGAACTTGAGCAGTTAGAAACTCAAGGTATCGCAGTATACCCGATCTTGCAAAAGCAGTTAGGCTTGACTAGAGACAAGATTGCAGAGTTTGGTAAGTCAACCAAAGGCGCGGCACTTGTAATTAAGGCTCTTCAAAAAGGGTTGAAAGAAACTACTGGCGGCACCATGTCGGCCAGAATGGAAAACCTATCTACTAAAGTTTCAAACTTAGAAATATCATTCAAGCAATTAGCTCTATCAATATTTGAGGGTGGCCTTGGCGATATGCTTAAGAGCCTAACTGACAGAATGACAGGCTTTGTTGACTCTATAACTGCTGTTATACGAGCGGCTAATTTGCATGGTGATATAAGACAAAATACTGGAAAAGTGTTTCAAAGGGCGGTTGAAGATGAAACAGCTCAGACTGAAGGGTTCAGTGAGTTTGACAGAACTGGAGCAAGTAATCGTCTATCGGCTCAAGGTGGAATTGAGGGCGCGGCTAAAACTGAAATAGCAAGAATAAAAAATATTTTAGACCTTGTAAAAAAGGGGGTTCAACCCGCCTTTGATCAGTTTAATGATGTTGGACTCTTTAATGAAGCTAAGAAATTTGTGGATATGGACGAGAAAGAGGCGGTTGCTCTTTTAGAGGGAAAGATACAGTTTGTTGATGATTACATTAAAGATCGTGAGATCGCGGCATTAAAATTAAAACTTGAAGCAGACCCAGATAACGAAGATTTAAAAGCTCAAGTTGATAGCATTGACATTGAAAATGCGGTTGTAAAAGCAGAAGGTCCACTGTTAAAACTGCTAGAGGCGGCAAAAAAAGCCAAGTTTCCGTTAGCTGAAATTGATCAAGCAATGGCTGATCTTATCCTTATTAAAGGTAAGCTAGGGGAAGATGGAAAGCCCATACTAGATGAAGCTGAGATTCAGCTGGTATCAGACCACCTTGATATGCTTAAAACAAAGATTGAAGAGGCTGGCAAGGCCGAAGGGCTATCTAAGTTGACCGAGGAGTATGGAGGCTTAGAGACAGCTATTGCTGGGGTAGTAGACCCCATTGCAGAGATGGAGCAAACTCACAGAGATTTAATGTCTTTATTTAACTCTGGCGATGCTTTGGCTAAAAGTTTTGTCTTTGGAGATATGAGTGAAGAGGAAGTATTGGCTTCAATACAAAGGTACAAAGATTCAATAGCTGATTTAAACAACCCAGCTAAAGAGGTGGCTAAAACGCTTGGTGACACTCTTTCTCAATCAGTGTCAAACCTAGCTCATCAATTTACTAATAATTTTGTTAATGCACTCTTAGATGGAAAAAGCGCCCTTAGCTCATTTAAAGATTTTGCTAAAAGCATGGTAAGCCAAATAATTTCTATATTTTTGCAGATGGCGGTTGTTAACAAAATTCTTAAAGCTGTTTTTAGTGGCGTAAATGGCGGTGAAGGTTTGAATTTAGATACCCTTGCTGGCGGTGGAACTTATCAAAAAGGGCAACCTACGCTTGTTGGAGAACGCGGTCCAGAGTTAATGATACCTAATACTGGCGGCACCGTGATGAATGGCATGAACACTAAAAACGCTATGGGTGGCGGTTCAACTATTATTGTAAATCAAAGCCTTAACTTCTCTACTGGAGTTGTCGGCACTGTTAGAGCAGAGATAAATAAGATGATGCCAACAATAGCGGAGGTATCAAAAAGCGCGGTGCTAGATGCCAGCCGTAGAGGTGGAAATTACAGGAAGGGGTTGTTAGGTGCCTAAAATAATTGATATACCGACTAACGTGGGGTTTACAAGTTCTGACTTCTCATTAACAAACACAATGGGCGTAACTGTATCGCCATTCTCAGGTAAAACGCGCACTCAAGAGTACGAGGCTAATTACTGGACAGGAAGGGTCACTCTCGCCCCGATGAGGCGTTCACAGGCTGTAGAGTGGCAATCTTTCTTATCGGCCTTAGAAGGGCAGAAAAACTACTTTAAAATGGTTGACCCTGATGGCAAGGTTCCGCAAGGGACTTATAACGGCTCAAGGTTTTTGGGTGATGTGCGAGTAAACAGCGGGACTAATGTAAATTCTATCACGCTTACCTTTAGCGGGTCATTAATTACCGCAGTTTCAGGGATATTTGCTGGCCTTGTTGCTGGTGATTTTTTTACTGTTTCAGGCGCTAATAATGAAGAGAACAATCAAACATTTAAAATAGTGACTAAGAGTAGCAACACTCAGGTCGTAACAGATCACATCCTTACTGCCGAAGCTGGTACGGCAAGTTGCAAGGTTCGCCAAAACATCAAAGGGGCTTCCGCTTTAAGTTTAAAAGCGTCTCAAAATAACGTGTCTGGAACGGTTAAAGCTGGAGATTATCTTGCTGTTTATTCAGCAACATCTACAAACTTTGACAATATTGTGCAGTTAGTCATGGCAACAGGGGATGCGGTAATAACAGATACAACTACTGATCTTTACTCTATACCTATACAGCCAAAGCTACGTCAAAACCTTACAGATGACCATATTGTCGGCTTTTCAACCGCTGTTAATAGAGGGTTGTTTAGGTTGGATAGCAATAACGTGGATTGGAGTGCCAATCAAAATTCAATTTACAATATAGTATTTAGCTTTGTTGAGGTTATGTAATGGCTACTAGAGCGGGTATAGATGCAAAGGCGGCTATTAAATTAGCAGAAGATCATCAAAACATTATTTTTGCTGTTAAGGCAGAGTTTGATACAAGCACATTGCGACTACATTCTGGTGGCGGTGACTTAGTTATTAATTCAGAAACCTATACTGGTGCTGGCACATTGCTGGCTGTATCTGATATTGAAGATGCGAACGATTTAAAAAGCGCGGGGGTTACGTTTCAACTTTCAGGAATGAATGAAACGGTGCTTAGTTATGCTGTTTCTGAGAGCTATCAAAATAGACCTATTACTTTGCTTCTTGCTTTCGTTAGCGGGGGAACAGATCACGTTGATGGCGTTATGACTTTGTATAAGGGAAGAATGACATCTACCTCAATTACAGATTCTCCATCAGAAGGGGTAATGATAACCCTCATAACAGAAAATAGACTCTTAGACTTAGAGCGCCCATGCAACTATAGATACACAAAAGAATCTCAGGTTGCTTTGGTAGGCGCAGGTGATACTGGATTTGATGCCGTTGAAAAACTACAAGATACAGACATACTCTGGGGGCGAGGCAATATTGGGTTTGTTGGTGGTGGTAACAATGGAAATAATGGCGGGTTGCCTAATCAAGAAATGCCCGGTCAGAGTTCAGCTTAAAGGGTAAAAATCATGGCTAGAAAACTCCCAGATTGGGAAGAAAGATACCACGCCTTTATGATTGAAAATAAAGATAGAGATTTTCAGTGGGGGGAATGGGATTGCGTAAAGTTCGCAGATGCGGCATTTAAAGCTATGACAGGCGAGGATTTAATACCGCCTGAACTAGAGTGGAACGATGAAGAGAGCGCCCAAGAAGCTATAAATGGTTATGGAAAGACGCTATTAAAAAGCATGATGAAGGGCGTTAAGTTAAAAGGTTTATCTGTAGTGGAGAAGTCTTTTATTGCTAAGGGTGATATTGTTGTTTTTAAGGTTGATGACAAACAGGTAACTGGAGTTTGCGATGGCTATGCAATACTAAGCCCATCAGATGGCGGCTACAGTTTCAGAGAAAATAATCTAGCAATAAAGGTGTTTAGAATAAATGGCTAAGGTAATTAAAGCGGCAATCATTGCTGTAGCAGTAACTTTTCTAGTAGTTACAGGTATCGCGGCTATAGCTGGAACAGCTTGGGGAACGGCCGCAGGTATAACGGCTATAGCAAGCGCCACAACAATGTATGCAACTGCATTTATTGGTACGTTAGTTGCGGGCGGCATAGGAATGCTGACCAATAAGGGAATTAGCGCCAGCGCAGGTAACTTTGGCACAAAGATATCAGGGTTAGGTGGAGCCGTATCGCGACAGTTAATCTACGGTACTGCTAGGGTTGGCGGGACTATCGTTAAAATGGATACTCGCGGCACTAAGAATGCCATCCTAAGCACTTCTATTGTAGTGGCTGGGCATCCGTGTGATGGCTTTGATGAGATGTATTTTGGAGAGACAAAGCTAACCTTTACATCGGCAACAGTAAATGGTGAAACTGTATATAGCGTCACTAACTCAAAGTTTTTAAGCCCAGACAATGATAATACTTTTGGCTCAAACGGCCTTGCTAGGTTTACGTTTCACGACGGATCTCAAACCGCAGTTGATGGTTTAGCGGCCGCTAATAACGGAGCAAGATACACTTCCACAACTAAATTTTTAGGTTGCAGTTACTTTTATATTGAGTTGATTTATGACACTGAAAAAATGCCTAGCATACCTAAAATATGGTTTGTTATGCGTGGCAAGAACATCTATGACCCTAGAACTTCCGCTATATCCACAACAGATGCACAGCGCCAAAACCCAGCACTACAAATTAGGGACTATTTAACAGATACCACCTATGGACTAAAGGCTTTAACGTCAGAACTGAATGATGGAACTGGTGGTGGTGGGTTCTCATCTGCGGCTACCCTTTGCGACAATTTGGTTACACTTACCGTTGATGGAAATAATGACCCGCTAGCTACAGAAAAAAGATACACCTCTAGCGGAGTCTCAAACTTCTCAGCAAGTGGGTCAGGGTTGATAGAGGCAATTACAACTTCTTGCGCTGGCAACGTCACCTACACAAACGGAAGGTTCAATTTATTTGCTGGCTCATCGCAGAGTCCAGCTTTAACTATTACGGACGATAAGCTGTTAGCACCCCCACGCATTACCACCCAATCACAGAGCGGAGAGTTGTTTAACGCGGTTAAATCAATATACATAAACAAAGATGACAACTATCAAGCATCTGAAATAGGCCAATTTACTTCAAACGCATTCTTGGCGGCTGATACGCCATCAGGGGAAGCAAGTGCCAACTTTAAGCGGGTTCTTGAGCTTAGGTATCCATTTACAACCTCACAAACTACCGCACAAAGATTGCAGAGAATATCCTTAAATCACCAGAGAAAAGCAACGACTGTTGATGTAGTGACCTCTCTTGAGTTTATGAAAGCACAGCCAAATGATTGGATATATTTAACGAACACTAGGTTAGGTTACACAAACAAAACCTTTGAAATTCAAAGTATGTCTATGACGTTCCTAGAGAACGATGGTCAAATATTCGCGGCAACAGCATTAACCTTGCAAGAAATAGACACTAGCGTATTTGGTTTTGTTTTTGGAGATTACTCAACGCCCCAAGCTAACGCATCTCAATCTGTTATTGGTGAGCTTGATATCAGCCCTCCAACTATAGGCACTCCAGTACAGATAACTAATCTTGAAGGCCAAACAGCTAAAATAAACATAAAGGCGGTATGGACTAACGCTGTAGACAGCGCTATTCAAGGAACAGAAATACAGTATAAGAAGGATGGCGAAGGTGACTCTGCATATGTAACGGCTACCCTAGCGGGTAGAGCAAGAACAACCGCTGAAATATCAAACGTAAAGGTTGGGGTGACGTATAACATTAGGGTTCGGCACTTCTCTTTTGATAACGTAGTCAGCGTATATTCAAGCGTAGCTAATATAGCGATAGCTCAACCTGACACCATAACCAACCCTTCAAACTTAGGTGTCACAACTGACAAGCCATTCAATATTGAGCTTAGTTGGACGAACCCAGCCAACACGAATATGAGAGCGGTTGATGTTCACTTTGGCACAACTACATCTTACACCCCAAGCACTAGCAATCTTATCGGAACTTATTACGGAGATATAGGCAAGAAAAAGACTGTACTGATAGGAAAATCTCATGGGCTTTCTTACGATCAAAATTATTACTTCAAAATAAGGGCGGTAAACATATACGGTTCTTTTGTGGAGTCAGGGGGTAATCCAGTATATGTAACAAGCCCAGCTGGTCAGATGAAAAAAGTGACTACGGTTGATGTGGATGAAATTAGTGCGAACAAGCTATCCGCTGGAGTTATTGATGCTGGCACCATTACTGTAAATAATCTTGGAGCGAATAGCGCAACCATAGATAAAATAACATTAACGGCATCAGAGGGTAGCTCGGTAAGGCTTGGAAAAGGAACTTTTGAAGACACTTCAGTAAGTGGATTCTTTTTGGGATTTACTGCGGCTCCAGCTACTATTGAACCCGCGTTTTCTATAGGTAACGCTACAAGTGGGTTGTCGTATAAGCCATCAGCAGGCTTATCCATAAAGGGAAACTTAGAGGCAACTACTGGAAAGATAGCTGAGTTCATAATTAACACTACATCTATAACAGATACGGCTGATTCGTTTGGTTTGTCATCTGCGGTAACAGGTGGAGATGACATAAGGTTTTATGCTGGCGCAACTTTAGCCAACAAAGCAAACGCGCCATTTAAAGTTACGGAAGCTGGTGTCCTTACCGCCACATCTGGTACGTTCAGTGGGGCTTTATCTGCGGCAAGTGGTACGTTTACTGGTGCGCTTTCTGGGGGAACTATATCTATAGGTTCAGGAAATAATATATTCAAAGCTGACTCAAATGGTATATATCTAGGCAATGCAACATTCGGCTCCGCTCCATTTAGAGTAAACCCCGCTGGAGCTTTAATAGCTAACAATTTAACGGCTAATAACGCAACTCTTACATCAGCAACCGTATCTGGAGCTATAACTGCAACATCTGGTTCTCTATCATCATTAGCTGTTTCTGGCGCTCTTACAGTAGGCACATCAGGAAAAATAACAGGTGGCACATCAACCAGCTTTAATACTGGAGCAGGTTTTTTCCTTGGTTATGATAGTAGTGCCTATAAATTTAGCATTGGCGATGCCTCAACCAATAAGAACCTTACGTGGGATGGCACAGATATCAAGATTGGTGGGGCGCAAATTACGGCTCCAGATAACCCAAGCGTAGTTATATATGATGGAAGATCAGGGGAGCCACCATCAGTAACAAGCGCAAGAGTTTTGTTAACCTCTGATACTAATACTTTTTACTTGAAGCAAGATTATACGGAAAGGTTAAGGTTACAAGTTAGCTATCCTTTGGGCGCTCTCACTTCTGGAACGGTTTCAGGAGAGACAGCCGCTATTAACTCAACAATGGCCGCTTTTAAATTTCAGGTTTATTACGCGCTAACATCTAGCCCCACTAATTTCACTCAATTTGGTACTGATGCCAGCTCTTCTAGGCAAACAACTACAGGCGGTTTAATCAGCAATTATTTAGTTAAAACAACTAACCTTGGGGGTGGAAACTTCAAAGCAGAGTTGCAAACTAAAACTCAAGTAAGAACCGCTCACCCTACATTAAGCGGGTTGTCTTTAGGAGCCGTTGACGACAATTATAATTTAATTGAGACGGTTGAAGCTGATCTTGCTGGCGGTGCTGAATACGTTTTTAAGGTTGTTGTTACGGTAACCAATGGAAGCGCAAGCTCTTACCCAGCAACAGGAAGCCCAGCTTCTAATTTGGTTAGGAGCGTGATTGTAAACGGATTTCAACCTGTTGCAAAAGCTGGGTATGGATATGCGGTGGAGGCTTTCTACCAGCCGCTAACAACATACAGGGATGGCTCGGCTTCAGAGGTGGTTCGTCTAAGTCACGGAAATGACACCTTAGAAGTAGCCGCAATAGATAGAAGCGGTAAGGCAAGGCTAGTAATGATATCTAGCAGAGGTGTAAGTGCAAGTCCAAGCAACACTTTGTGGTCGGCTCGTATGATTTGGGCAAAAGATCACGAGACTTACAGTGTAGGGTCAAATGGCGATTACATGATTGGATTAAATGAGTCAGGAAGCCATCTATTTCTTGGTAGAAGTAGAAACAGCCCTTCGTCATCAGAATTGCAAATATCAAACGGAAGAGTAGATGTTATTGGTTCTCTGTATGTTGATGGAACAGAGATTACTGGTGGCGGTGGTTCAGGAACAATAACCAATGTAATAGCAGGGACTAATCTAAACGGTGGAGGTACATCAGGGGCGGTAACTCTAAACCTAGATAGCACGATTTCGGGCAACCATACGCTTACAGGAACCCTTTCTAGCAATAGCAATATTGAAACCACCCTTGATATGAAAGCTAGGATACTTTATAGCAAGTTAACTAATAACAGTTATCTTGATCTTAATGCAACTAACAATGTCGCTCTAAACGCATCTGCCATTGTTAGTCTTACGGTTGGAGGTGCAACAAAGTTTCAAGTTAGGTCTACTGGTGCGCTTGTATTCGCAGGTAGTTTGATGATGGGTAGCAACGCTACTGTAGTAATAGACGCCAGTAGAAACCTAACCAACATCGGAACTATCTCTAGTGGCAACATAACCGCCCCTAAATTATATATTAACAATGGAACTGTCTATGGCTTGGGTATTGATCAACCCGCAAGTGCTAGATTTGATACTGTAGATTCAGGTGTAGATGCTGACCCGTTAGAACTTGTTTATTATTTTGGCTCTGGTGTCAGAATCGGACAGGGTGGAGGAAATAAATATTTATCCGCAGGAAGTATTCAAATTACGGGAACCACGGTAATTGACTCTAGTAGAAACCTAACTAACATCGGCACAATTTCTAGTGGTGCTATTAGTACACCTAAAGTAAGTTTATCAGACGCTCGTTTCGGTATAGGAGTCGTAAATGCAAGTAGCGGAAGGTTTGATACCGTAGATTCAGGTATTGCTTCCGATCCATTAGAATTGGTTTATTATAGTGGCACTGGTGTCCGTATTGGTACTGGTACAGGTAATAAGTTTCTATCCGCAGGAAGCATTCAAATTGCTGGCACAACGGTAATAGATGGTAGTAGGAACCTAACCAACATCGGAAATATCAATAGTGGGGGTATTACAAGTACCTACACTTCAGGTTTAGGAATACAGACAAGTGGATATTCATTCCTTTCTGCGGCTAACAATGCAAGAGCGGCTTCGGGTTCACTTAGGTTAGGAAACGGAAATGGCTCTACAGGGTTTGTTTTAGATTACACTGACCAAGGCCAAACGGTTGCTACTATTCGGAACGCTTATGTTGCTAGCAATACCTCAGAACTGACCATACAAAGTCCTTTCATTACCTTTGATACAGGGACAAGTTATACACAGGCTCTAAAATTAGACCATGACCAAAGCGCAACCTTTGCAGGCACAATCTCTAGTGGAGCTATTACAGCAACATCTTTAGACATCTCTGGAAACATAGATGTAGACGGCACTACTAACCTTGATGTCGTAGACATTGATGGTGCTGTGGCTTTAGGAGGCAACATTACTGCCGCAGATGGTGTGGAAGTGCGATTAGGTGCAGATAATGACATGGGATTATTTAGCTCTAGTGGCACAAGTCACATACGAGTAAACTCAGGTATCTTTAAGCTACGCGCAGACGATATGCGCTTTACTGCTCAAAACGGTACAACTGAGCGTGGAAGATTTAATTCCTCTGGTTTAAGTTTAGCTGGTGATATCCGCGTTTCAGGAACTAGCATTATTGGCAAGTCAGACGATACAGATACTTATCTACAATTTAATCTTGCTAATCAGCTTAGGGTTGTAACAGGTGGCGCTCAAAGGTTAGCGGTCAATAACAGTGGAATAGATGTAACAGGCACTATTACAAGCAATAATTTTGTTTCAGGAAGCTACCTTAAAATAGCAGGAAATGCGTTTATAGCAAGAGACCCAGGAAACACTAATGGAAGCCTATGGTTAGCCGCCTTATCAAATGGTACTGGAACCGCTAACAAGGTAACTATTGCAGGAGGTAACTCAGCTTATGCGGTATTTAACTCTACAGGCGCAGACATTCTTGGAACTTTAGAGATTAATGGCACTACAGTAATAAATTCTAGCCGTCAGGTAAGCGCTACTAGATTTATACTTCCATCTACAGCTAGTGGTGCAGTACAGTATTTATTTACAGACAACACGAACACTGGAACAGGCGGTCTATATATTCAGGCAGGAGCAGGATCGTCAGGGTATGGTGGCGGGATGGTATTGTTTTCCCATTCACACGCATCTAAAGCGGGATGGGTAACAGCAGGAATATCATCGGGTTCAAATGGTAAATTTACTGTTAATCCTACAGGCAACGCTACTGGTGCAGATGTCTTTACAGTAGATGTATCTGGCAATACGGTTGTCAACGGCACAATTTCTAGTGGCAACATAACTGCACCTAAATTATACATTAACAATGGAACTACCTTTGGAGTGGGTATTGTTAATCCTGCTAGTGCTAGATTTGATACCGTAGACTCAGGTGTTGCTTCTGACCCATTAGAATTGGTTTATTATAATGGGTCTGGTGTTCGGGTTGGTACTGGTCTAGGCAATAAATATTTATCCGCAGGAAGCATTCAGATTAATGGCGCTACAGTAATAGATGCTAGTCGTAATCTATCCGTTGTGGAAGCTAATGCTAATAACATAGGTAACAATGGAGCCTCATATTGGTATACAAATAGTTCTGATAGATCGCATCAGAGAGCAGATGGTAGAAGCGATGGGTCATCTAACACATTCTCAAGGCTCCATTGGTACGGAGTGACCCATGCTCAAGGTACAAGCAACTTTAGACACGCTTGGTACGATGGCTCGGCTTATATAAATGTTACAGCGGCATCAGGGAATGTTACTTTTGGAGGCGGTATCGCTAGTAGTGCAATTTCAGTTACCTCAACTAGCAATTCCGCAATATATGTCAGTGGAAACTCTGGAGGTCTATACTTTGATGGAGGCAACAATAGAATATTCTTTAGTGGACATAGGGCTTTAGAGGGAGATACTGGGGGAGGCAATTTACAGCTTGGCGAAGGCTATACAACTATTCTTGCTCAAAGCGATTTGAATTTATCAAGCGGTCACGGACTACAAATAAACGGTCAAACGGTAATAAGCAGTTCCAGAGCCTTGAGTAATATATCGTCAATAGGTTGCACAGGAACTATCTTTACTTCTGGCACTTTGAGGATGGGTTCAGGTGGCGGCTCTACTATTATAGACGCCAGTAAAAATATACTTAACGTAGTTAACATTACGCTTTCAGGTAGACTTGATGGCTCCACTATAGGCACAGGGGATGCTGGGATTCAATGCGACCGGTTTGGCAATTCTATCAAACCTTTCCGTCCTGATATTCAATCTGGAACCGCAGATAACTACCTTAGTTTAGGAACTAGCGGTGTTAGGTGGACTCAAGTTTTTGCAGTTAATGGCTCTATCCAAACATCTGATAGAAACGAAAAGCAAGATATTGAGGCTTTATCAGCCGCAGAACAGCGCGTAGCAGTGGCGGCTAAAGGTCTGTTAAGAAAATTTAGGTGGAAAGATGCCGTAGCAGAAAAGGGTGATGGTGCGCGGATTCACTTTGGTATTATTGCTCAAGATTTACAGGCCGCGTTTGTTGCCGAAGGGTTGGACGCAGGACGATATGGAATGTTTGCAAGTGACACTTGGGATGAGGATGGTGTAGATAAAACTAGAATGGGTGTAAGATACAGCGAATTACTCGCATTTATTATTTCAGCAATTTAATTATTAGGAGAGAATCAAGATGGCTATTACTAAAACAGACGTGCTACAAAGATGTGAAACATACCCCGCGCAAGATTCAACAGCGGCCTCATCAACTAACGAAGGCAATCCAACCTTGATGGTTGTGATGGAAATCACGTTTGATGATTCGGGAGATGCAGAATTACCTGCCGTAAGCAATCATGTAACTAACTTGTCGCGTTACGATGCAAGCGGAGACCCTACTGTAATCAGCGGACAAACTGCTTTAGTCCAAGCTATTTGCGGAGCAGTCTGGACTTAAATTAATGGGAGAATACCATGAGTTTAATAGCGTCATTGGTGGGTCCAGTAACAGGATTGCTGGACAAGTTCATTGAAGATAAAGATCAAAAAAATGCCCTAGCGCATGAAATAGCTACTATGAGCGATAAGGCGGCTAATGAAAATGCCATCGCTCAAATTGAGTTAAACAAGGCTGAGGCTCAATCTGGGTCTCTGTTTATTGGCGGGTGGCGACCCTTCGTTGGCTGGACATGCGGTTTGGGGCTTGCTTACAATGTAATCATATCTCAGATACTTTCTATTTGGTTTGAGGTTCCTGAGGTTGACCCATCCTTACTAACTCCAGTTTTGATGGGGATGCTTGGCATGGGAGCGATGCGCTCTTACGAAAAGAAAAATTCGGTAGCGAGGGAAAAATGAGCGAATTTAAATACTTCAAGATTGAAGACTTTGATTGCAAGGAGACAGGCGAGAACGCTATGGATGAGGAGTTTATTAAAGGTTTAGATAATCTTCGTCAGATTTGTAATTTTCCGTTTATCGTGACGAGTGGTTTTAGGTCTGTTACCCACAGTGTAGAAGTAAAGAAATCAAAAGGCGGCACTCATACAATGGGCATAGCGGCCGATATAAGGGTTTCTGGTGGAGCGCAACGTATGGCCATAGTAAAACACGCATCGTCTTTAGGGATGAGCGTAGGCGTTGCTAAGACGTTTGTTCATGTTGATTCAAGAAAGTCTGAGCAAATGTGCTGGTGCTACTAATGAGCCTGTCAAAAACTCAAGCGAATCGTCTAGGTAGTTTACTGGCAGTAATGTCTAATGATGAGGTTCCAGTTACGCTTATATCCGAGTCAATAGAGAGCGGATATGTGGTTCCTCAAGATGGGCGGCTAAGGTTATCGGATAAAGGCATTGACGAGAAAAATAGACTCTGCACTCTTGCTGGACTCAACATAAAATACTCATCTGAAAGAGCAAAAGAAAAATGACCCCATACACTTATAGATGCACTCTTGACAGGGTGATAGACGGTGACACCATTGATGTGCATATTGATCTTGGCTTTAATGTTTGGCTTAACAAGCAAAGAGTCAGACTAGCAGGTATTGACACCCCCGAAAGCAGGACTAGAAACTTAGATGAGAAGGCTCTTGGTTTAGCGGCTAAGGCGCGTTTGATTGAGCTATGTAATGGCACTCTGACAATCATATCTCACGGCAGGGGCAAATACGGTCGCATTCTAGGGGTGCCATACACAGAGAGCGGTGCTGATATGTGCCAAACCCTCATTGAAGAGGGTCATGCGGTTGAATATTGGGGTGGTAAGAAAGTTAAAGTTTGGGGTTAACGCGAAGCCCAATCTGCTCTTCTTTGCGCTCTTGCTTGGCTGTTAACTTCACTAACCCAGCTTGCTTGTCGTTGCGCCCTAACAGCCTCTTCTGTTTCTGCTCTAGCCCTATCTGTCATTCCTCTAGTCATTCTTGCAACCCATTCTTGGTTGTCGGCCATCATCCTAACAGAATCATCATCAGTAACAGCTTGGTCTCTTTGGTTTGAAGTGTTCATTTTATTTAATACCTTTTAGTTAGTTTGCTTGTTTATGTGTTTATTATAGCACACCTGTTTACTATTGCAAACATTTATTTTTTATTAGCCAACCTATCAAACGCTATCCTGACATGAGTTTCTACTAACGCCCGATACTGCTCTGGAACTTGGCTTAGTAATTCTCGTCGCTCTACTACGGTTTTTTTCTCTATGATTCTTGAGGCGTACTGTCTTGGACGAGTGCCTAGCTCAAGATGCTTTGTGAAAAAATTAGACTGAGGGTTTAGTTGGTCAATGAATATGTGGCCACTCTTTGAATCTTTATTGTGTCTTTTCATATTCTACATCGGCTCTTATTTATCTTTATTTTTATTATTTTCCCACTGTTTTTGCTTGTCGCACACAATCAGATAAGCGCCATGCATTAGCACACTAAGGGACAGCAAAAATGCACATCC